TAGTTTGAACCGAGCGCCTGCATATCTTCCGATAAGCACCCAATCTCCCTGCTCGCACCACGGCTTGTTGCCAAATTTTTCAGAATCGGCGTAACAAAGCGGCCCTTTTTTGACAACATAAGCAACAACGGTTGCCAATGATTCTCGGTCTACGGTTTCTTTGGTTAAATGAATACCACCCTTACTTGTCCTTTTCCCAACATAGGGAATTACAAGCATCCGCCAACCTGACGGACTAGGCATTCGATCTAACACGCTTTTATCCAGCAAGGAAGGATCTAAAACAAGATCGTCCTTCTGAACAAAAGCCGACTCAATCGACGGTTTTGCCACTAGCGCTCTCCTTTTGCGTAAAAATCTTGGATTTGTTGTTCGACCAAGTTTAACGCAGTTAGCTCGCCTTGCAAACTTTTATAATGTTCCATATCTTTGAGCATACCTTCACACATTGTTTCAACAATCAAACTTTTGCGATCAGCGATCATGCGCTTCAAAGATGAAGCTAGGTCAACATCGTCTCTCATACGCGCTCGTAATAATCCAAACCGCGAGTGGCCGCGCCAGTGCCGCGAGTACGCATCTTCTTGACTTTGACCTTGAGCTGTCCCTTAGAAACCGCCCCGCCGTCTTTCATGCCTTTTGCCGTTTTCATGGCTATAGCAACAGCTTGGTCTTTTGGCTTACCTTCTTTTCTTAACATACTGATATTCCTGCTTATGGTTTTTTGACTACTCCCCTTCTTCAGCGGCATCGTCTTGCTCCTTAACAACGGGTTTTTTCTTAAAAGAAACTTTAGATTTTGCTTTTGGTTTCGGCGCTTCTTCAGAGGCTTTAACCTCTGCTGCTGCGGGTGCCTCAATCGAAACGGCAGTCTTGACAGGAGCAGGATCGCCTCTTGCGATTCTTTCTACCTTGGCCTTAATTCTTGCCTCATTTGCAGCTTGCCTAAGCTCTTTCTCTTCTTCCATTTTTTCAATTTCGGCTTTTTCAGCAGCTCGCATTAATTCTTTATGCGACTTTAGCTCCTTCTGCCGCTCTAAAATATAACTTGTTGTCATCTCATGCCTCCAAATTTAGCTTGCAACTCAAGCAACTTTAACTCAGCTTGCTGCTCAAGTCTTTTCATGGCTATGTCTAGTTTGTCGTCAGCCACCTCTTTTTGAACATTAATCCGCTGCCTTGAAATTTCAGACTCAAGAAGCTTTTCTTGATCTCGTTGCGCTTGTTTAGCATCGAATTGTTCTTGATCTGCAATTATTTCTTGTTCTCGAAGATCAAGTTCCCGTTGTCTGATCTGAACCAGCGGATCTTCCTCGTTGCCCTGTCCAATTGACATCAAGAAGTCTTGAGTCAACTGCGCCATGATAGGCGCTGAGAAGCTTTCAATAATCATCTGTATTTGGCTAAGAACCTGCTGCTGCTGATCTTGCGGAACCTGCTGCATCTGCTGCTGCATCTGCTGAACTTGCTGCTGTATTTCTGGGGGCATTTGCTCTTGAGCCATCTGAGAGGCCATAAACTGCAAATGCTGCATGCTGTGAGCAATGATCAGAGATTGCATCTGAGGGTTACCTTTAACCACTTCAGTCAGAAACAAAGACCTGTGAGCATCAACGTGAGCTTGATGGTTCTGAGGCTCAAAAGCTTGTTGAGGCTGTCCAATCAACAAACCGCTGTTTTCGATACCGGCGTCAACAGGTGCTGGAACCGGGGGAGGTGGTGGTGGCTGCAAAAGGCTGTCAATGTCGTCAACGCCCAAGGCCGCATACATTCTACGATACGCCTCGTACACGCCCTGCGGTCCATGAATATCTGGGTTCGACTGCACAAGCTGCATAAGCTCTTGAGCCATCGTGATTCTTTGAGATTGGCTGAAGATGTTGGGGTCAGAAACCGGTATAACATCGACACGGCCATCAAAGTCTGTTTGCTTGACCTGTTGATCGCCATTTGGCGTCTGGTATGGATACATCGGCGGCAGATACTCTGCAAACACCTTCGCAAGCAATTGAAACTCAATTCTTTGTGAGTAATGCAGCCGCTTATGAATCGCGGACATTACCTTAGTGCCTTTTTCCAGCAACGCAACCGTAGTTCCAACGGGCATCGCTTGGTTCATGTCACCGACATTTGTGTCCGCAATTGAAGCAAAACGCTTACCAGATTCAACCAACATTCCGAGCAGTTGCATCAAAACATTTGAAGGTTCTTTAACCGGTAAGGGTATTAAATTTTCTCGCAACGAGCCGCCGGTTGTGTCAATATCTCGAAACTCTCCGGGCTGAAGCGGCTCATCCTCATCACGAATCCTCATTCCTCTTGCTTTAAAGCCAGAGGGTAGGTTTGCGATGGTACCGGCATCTATTAGTTGTCGCAGAATGGACGTTGAAGCCTTGGAGAGACCACCAATCATGTGGCTTAAACCAAGCCCGTAAAAACCCAGTCCCGGCAAGAATTTGTACTGAACGAAATAGTTTATTTTTTGTTTGAGCGGATCTTGCTCAGCATAATTTCTGCGAATTGCCAAAATTTGCTGGCTTTGCTCATCAATCGTCACAATGTATGGCAGTTTTAAGCCGGTCGGCTCCCCATCTGGGCCGATATCTTCGTATCCGGGCAAATCTAAGATTGTGTGGACCTCGTAAACAGTCCTATCCCGATTTTCGGAATAGCTCGGGGCCATTCCTTCGATCTCATCAATTTCTTCTTCAATATCGCTGCGGTTGGAAATGTAATTGTCGCCTTTTAGCTCGATATCAGCATAAAAACCGGTCAACTGCTGCTTGCGTATCTCATTTTTGCTCATTGAGATCACATGCGTGACCCTTTCTGCCGACAAAATGTCCGAGGACTCATAAGGGACCACAAGATCTTCGGGGGCGATGAACTTTGAGACAGCCCTGCTAAGCGCTTGATCGTAATAAACTTTTTTGAACGCAGAACCGGCGATTGGAAGGTAAAAAAGCAGCATGTCCAACTCTGGATCGTACTCTTTCATCACGTTCATGATGTAAAAATTCATAAATCCAGAGACCCGTTGGGCCTGCATATCTATTTCAGGGGTTCTTTTGCCAATAATCTCGGTTTTTACCGGCCCTTTGGCTGGCAGCAGCTCTTTGTATGCTTGAGCCTGAAATTGTGTGACTGATTCAGCCAAAATTGGGTGAATAACGCCTGAAGATCCTTGAAATGGTGATGAACGCATCTCATCAAACTTCATGCCAAGGTATTTCAAGCCGTCAACATAAGTCTTTTCCCACTCAGAACGGCTTTCTTTGTCAGAGCTAATCGACTGAAGAACATCGTCAGCCAGTTTTCCTAAGTCCGATTTGTCAAGAAAATCGACCAAGTTAGAATCAAAAGGAATTTGAGGCGTTTCTGGAACCGCGTCGATTTCGTCATCGATTAAAATGTCTTCTTCATCAACCAGAATCTGGGCAGCATCCCGAATCATGTCCTCTCGGGAAGGTTCTGGTTCGACCTCAACCTCTCGGGAAAGAGGTATTACATCTGGATCGTCTTGAGTGCCTAGAAGTCGTTCAACTGCCATTAGTAATACACCTGTCTATTGCGAGGTAAGAACCGAGCCTCGTCCTGATAATCATCATCGAGCGTTACAAATCCGCCCTGCCTAAACCTCATTAACGCCATTGTAGCAGAGTCACAAAAATCATCATGGTCGCCGTAAGGAAAAGAAGCCATTTCTTCAATGACCTCTTCCGCAAAAACATCATCCGGTGCCCAAACCATTGCAGACTCGAACAACGGCGCAACACTATTCATTCTTGCAATCTTATCCTGCCCTCTTGATGGTGTATAGGCCGTCACAGGGATGCCCATTCTCCGCAATTCTTGGGTTAGGGGTGTGCCAGAAGCCTTCGCCTCAATCAAAACGCAATCAGGATCCCAATACTTGTATTCGTCCATAGCGATTTTTTTAAGCTCAGGAAAATCGACTCGCACCCTTTTTGCGTCAAGCAAAATGATGCACTCAGGACCATCAACTTCTGGCGTAAAAACCGCCCAAGTGGTAATTGCCGAATAGTCGGCGGTCTCCTTCTTTGAAAACGCCGTATCATAAGATTGAATGACATAGGAATAAGCTGGCACAAAGTCTTTTTCCCAGATCTCCCACCATTCTCGCTTAACGATAGAGCCTTCTTCGGCAGTGGGATTTTGCATCCACTGCGAGTTCCATTTAGCAATCGGCAATGACGCCTTAACACTGAGAAGCTCTTCCTTCTTCCAATATTCTGGCCAGAGCGGTTCTTCTGATTCTGGCATAATTGCTGGGAATTCAACCATTTCCCATCGATCAGCATGATCCTCGTTTTGCTTTTTGAGCACCTTGCCAACCAGATCTTTGGTTGACCAGCGGGTCATTACTATCACAATAATGCCGCCCGGTTGCAGACGCTGCCGGGGACCGGAGGTGTACCACTCGTAAACCGCATCCATCGCGGTTGGAGAAAGGGCGTCTTGCTCAGAAACGGGATCGTCGATAATCAGCAGATCAGCGCCTCGACCCGTGATTGCGCCGCCAACACCGGCATAAAATGATTCGCCGCCCTCATTGGTGGTCCATCTACCGGCTGATTTGTTGTCTGACTGAAGCTTGAGCTTTGGGAAGACTTCTTGATAATCCTCCGAATCAATAATGTTTCTGACCCGGCGACCGAACCGTACAGCCAGCTCAGCGGTGTGGGTCGTTTGAATAATTTTTAAATCACCCCGCAAACCCATCATCCAAGCAGGAAAATAGGTTGAGGCAAATTCTGATTTTGTGTGTCGAGGAGGCAGGCAAACAATTAATCGCTTGAGCTTGCCTTGGGCAATACGATTAAACTTTTCTCCGATAATTTTATGGTGACGGCCTTCGACGAACTCAGGCCACATGTGCTTAACGAACTTTATAAAATCGTTTTGGCAGTCATCTTGCTTTTCGAGTTGATCGTATTTTCTGAGAAGCGCTATGGCTTCTGTCTTTTCGGCGTCCGATAAAATGTCAAAGTCTTTTAGCGCAAGCTCAGACATGGCCCCAGTCTTCATTCGTGAATAACAATGATTCCGCTTCCCTTCTGCGGACTAAACCATCTAAAACTTTACCGCCAGCTTTATTCCATCGGCGCATCTCTAAGGGCACCTGATCAAACTTGCTGTCGTTTAGCCGCTTTAGCATGGTTGAAGACCGAAGATTACTCGGACCAAGGTTATATGTCCACGCAACCAAGGCGTCAAATTCGTGTTGTTCAAGCGGGACATTTACCGCTTCTTGAACATATCCTTCAAATTCTTCCAAATCTTCTTCAAGCATTCGGTCAGCGTCTTCTTGAGTGCAGACATCGCCCTCTTTAACGCCTTGAGTGTGGCCATAACCTATCGTCCATACGTTTGCCGAGCACTGATAAGCTTCAAGCTCACAGCCCTCAAATTTTTTAATTAATGCTCGACCTTCTTCGCTAGTCTTCATCATTCGTGCTTATGTGATGCGCCATAGTAGAAACTGATAATAGATGAGACGATACCGCCCAAATACCCAAGGACAAGATTAACAATCCCATCGTCATTCGCAGAAGGATCTTGAATCGTAACCAGCGCGATGTACCCACCAAAGAAAATGACACACGCAACCGCAATAAACTTTGGCGTCCAATCACCTTTAAACGCTGCCCTAGCGTTCTGAATATCTTCTGCTTCCAGTGCGAATACATCTACGTCTAATTTCTTCATCTGAACCTGAAAGTCTAGTTCAGCTTTTTTAATCTCTGCTAACTGTTCTGGGGTAGCCGATTGTACTGCATTAGCAATGCTTCTCTCGTCAGGCTTGCAACCCAGCACACTGGCGATGGTTTGTGCCGCAGCGCCCCCTAGAGGCCCACCAAGTGCTTGACCAAGAGTCGGAGCTACCGCGCCG